CCGCGAGGATCGCTTTGCTCTCCCTGGCACTGGCCGTCTTTTCGATCATCCTGACGCTTCGCACGTTGACGGAGTACGTCTTTCCGCCGGCTCGTACTCGCCGTTTCCGGTTGCGAACGACGCCGATCTGGCGGACCACCCGCCGCTGGTGACGCGGGCCGACCACGATCAGGAACGAGCCCGGACGTCGGCGCCGCGGCACCCGCAGCCCGATACTTTTCCACAGGTTGCCGTATCGCTTCGACGGCCGGCTGCCGCCGGCCTTCGCGTATTGCTTGGCCACCGGGATCAAGATCCTGGCCCCGGCCGTGACGGCCTTGGCGACCACCCGCTTCTCGACCTTGGGACCCAAATCGGTCAACGCCCGCATCAGCTGCTTGTCGCCGACCAGGTCGATCGACGCGATGTTGCCGCCCGCACGGCCTCGCAATGGATTGCTGCCGAATCCCACCTCACACCTCCTCCACGCAGACGAGCTGCAACTCGCGGTCGCGCTCGCCGACGTTGATCGCCGAGACGATGTTTAGGGTCCGGCTGCCGTACTTCAATCGCATCCGGTTCGTCACCCCGCTGTCGAAGCGCATCTTGATCAGGTGGGTCATATCGCCGCGGACCGCCGCCGCGTCGCGGTATTCGCGAGCCGTCTGCGGCACGATGTCGACCCACCGATGGGCGTACAGGCTCCACGTGTAGGGGATCTCGCCGCTGGCGGCGGGCTCGCCGGCCGTGCGTTGTTCGATCGAAACGGGATGTTGAAGTCGTCCGGCCCTCATACACCGCTCCAGACGACCCACGGGGCCAGTAACGACTCGACCGTCAGGTCGACCGCCGCCGTGATCGTGCCGGCGATCACCGGCTCGCGGAACTCGCACCAATGGGCGCAGAGTTCCAGCAGCGCGAGGCGGATCTCCTCGGGCACGTCGTCCCTCGACGTCCAGCCGGCCACGTAACGCACCGTGATCACGTCCTCGTGGCTGCGGACGGCCGGCCAATCCTGGCCGTACTGTCGCCGGACGTGCCCGCGTGCCGTGTCGACTTCGTAGACGTCGGTCGAGAGCGTTTGCACGTCGCCGTTGGGGTCGACGTAGGTGATCGAGGTGACGCTGGCCAACGGCGGGTAGGGCAGGCCGATCGGATCGGCGAAGGCGGCGAGCTTGCAATCCCACGTCTGCGTCAACAGGGCCCGGCCGGTAATTGTCTCGAAGTGCCCCCGCGCCGCCTTGCGCAAGAAGGTCAGGTAGGTGTCCTCCTCGTGCGTCGAGATCCGCGAGTGTCCGCGGACGTCGGCCAGGCTGACCGGCTCGATCGTCGGGGCCGTCTGCAAGGTGAGACTTTGCGATTGCGTCATCGGCTTACTCGAAACGTTCGACAGGGACCTCCGCCCAGTTGTACGAACACGCACCCGCGACGGCCGCGGTACCGCCCCAGCAGGCAACGACCGAGCAGGGCCCTTTGAGCAACGTCGGGAAACTCGGGGCGTAATCGAGCCGCATCCCCATGTCGTGGGCCCCGGCCGCCGTGATCTCCGAGGCCTGCCAGAGGCTGATTCCCAGCAGCATGGAAAGGACCACGTCGGTGATGTCGGTGGTGACGGCCGATTGCGCGAACGAGACGGAAGCCCGCCCGCCGTCGAGCAGGTTCTGCGGCGTCTCCAGCGTCGAGCTGGCGATCACCGGTTGCGGGATCGACTTGACCAGGTCGGCGAACAGCACGATCTCGGCCGTCTCGGCGTCGGCGTCGAAGTCCACGCGGCCCGCGGCGGTGAAACCCAACGGGATATGGTAGAAGCCGGCGGGCGTGCCGATCGCCATTTCCGGTTGATCCGTGTCGATGACCGTGCCGTCGCCGCCGCCGGTGATCAGGGCCTCGGCCGCGCCGGCGGAGATGTCGCCCACGCTGACGTTGTACGCCAGGCCGGCCAGCACCAGCTCCGTCTTCCAGTCGGCCGTAAAGAGTTGGCCGGCCCGCGTCAACCGCAACCCCTTAGGGGTCCCGTCGGCGTTGATCGCCGCGTTGCGCTGTTGGACCATTGCGCTTAGCTGTTCGCTCATCGTGCTATCCTCGCGTTCGTAATGTGTTTGTTGGTGGCGTTATTTCGCCGGAAATAAGTTTCGTTACGCCGCCTGCGTCCCCGCCACGCCGGCCTCTTGGCTGAACTCGTTGCTGCATAGGTTGTCGGCCTTGCCGCAGTTCGCGCCGTCGATACACGTAAGAATGTCCGTGTTGTCGGCCAGGTAGATCCGGTTGCCCGTGATCATCCCGGTCGAGGAGGCCACCAGGTCGATCGCCCCGGCCAGGTCGTTGCCCTCGGCGATGTTGCGGATCACGTTGTCCTCGATCAGGATGTCGAGGCAGGCGTTCGTAATCGCCTCGATCGCCGCGGTCACGTAGGCGCCGTTGAGGTAGTTGCGGCGGATCCGCACGTTGTTGCAGGCCCCCACCAGGTGGATCGCGGCGTCGACCGACGTGTCGATCGAGACGAACCGGCAGTCCTCGACGAGCAGCTCGTCGGCCGCGGCCGTGGTCTTGATCGAGAACAGGAAGTTCTCGTCGGTCGTATTCTGCAGGAACTCGCAGCCGCCGAACTCGACGCCGGCGGCGGCCACCGTCACGCCCGCGGCGATGTTGGAGTGGCCGCCCTTAAAGACCAGGTTCTTCAGCACGGTGTCCGCCCCGGTGACCGAGACGTAGTTGTTGGCGTGCCCGTCGATCAGCAACGCAGGCTTGCGGCTGCGCCCCCCCAGGCCGATCACCTGCAGGCCGGTTACGTCGAGCGTCAGCACGGCCGCCCCGGTGGCGCTGGCCAGCGTTTCGGTGTGCCCGGGCATCACGAAGATCGTGTCGCCCGTTTCGGCCTGCGTCTCGGCGTAGGCCAGCGTGGCGAACGGGGCGTCCGGGTTGCGGCCGTGTCCGGCGCCGTCCGTGCCGGTGGCCGAGTTGACCCAGAAGATGACGCCCTCGGGAAACTCCCCGCGGTCGAGGATCGAGAACAGTCCGCCCGGCTGGTTCCGCCCGAATAGCTTGGTGTCCATGTCAAGGTTTCCTTGGTAGGTGACTTGTGTGATGGATCTCCGTTAGGCCGCTTGCGTCCCTGCCACGCCGGCCTCTTGGCTGAACTCGTTGCTGGCCACGTTGCCGGCCTTGCCGCAGTTCGCGCCGTCGATACAGGTGAGGATGTCCGTGTCGTCGGCCAGGTAGATCCGGTTGTCGACGATCATCCCGGTCGACGAGGCCACCAGGTCGATCGCCCCGGCCAGGTCGTCGCCCTCCACGACGTTGCGGATCACGTTGTTCGCGATCAGGATGTCGAGGCACGGGTTGGTGATTGCCTCAATCGCCGAGGTAACGTACGGAGCGTCGAAGTAGTTGCCGCGGATCCGCACGTTGTTGCAGGCCCCCACCAGGTGGATCGCGGCGTCGGCGGCCGTGTCGATCGACACAAACCGGCAACCCTCGACGACCAGCGAATCGCCACCGGACGTGGTCTCGATCGAGAACAGAAAGTTCTCAAAGGCCGCATTCTGCAGGAACTCGCAGCCTTGGAACTCGACGCCGGCGGCGGCTACCAGGATCCCCGAGACGATGTTGGCGTGGCCGGCCAAGAAGACCAGGTTCCGCAGCACGGTGTCGGCACCGGTGATCGACACGTAGTTGCCTTCGTGCCCATCGATCAGAAACGCCGGCTTGCGGCTGCGGTTGCCCAGGCCGACCACCTGCAGGCCGGTCACGTCGAGCGTCAGCACGACTGCACTGCTGGCGCTGGCCAGGGTTTCGGTGTGGCCGGGCATCACGAAGATCGTGTCGCCCGTGCCGGCCTGCGTCTCGGCGTAGACCAGCGAGGCGAACGGCCCGTCCGGGTCGCGGCCGTGGCCGGGGCCGTCCGTGCCGGTGGCCGAGTTGACCCAGAGGATCTCGCCCTCGGGAAACAACCGGCGGGCGACGACCGAGAACGACCCGCCCGGCTGGTGGCGGCAAAAGAGTGTGGTGTCCATGTCAGGATTCCCTTTCCAGGTTGACCTGGGTGATGGTCAAAGCTCACTGCTTCAGTCCTCGATAGCCGACGGCGGCGTGGCCTGCGGATACCGCGTTTCGATCAGGTAGGTGATCGTGGCATAGTTGGTCGACTGCGACGAGTTGCTCAACGTGGCCGCGATACAATCGAACCCGTCGTCCAGCGTGGCCGGATCGAACTGCATGATCAACAGTTGATCGTTGGCCCCGGCCGTGGCCGCGATCGTGGCCGCGTCGGTGCCCCTTACCAACGTGTCGCTGGCCGAGACGTCGGCGTTCTTCCAGACCTGCTGGACCTCTGTGACGGCCTCCGCGTCGCTGCCGTCAACGGCCGTCGCCTGGTTCACGCCCAGCGCGGTGGCGTGCGAGACGGCCTGCAACAGCTCGGCGATGATCGTCACCCGCAGGGCGTCTTTGAGCGAAATGTAATCGCACGTGATCCCGCCGTTGGTGGTGGCCACCGGCGTGCCGTCGACGATCTTGAAAACTTCAGGGATGCAGGTTGGCATCGTTATTTTCTCCTTAGTGGTGAGTTGGTCTTTCTTTTCTTCTTCACTACCCACTGCCCACTGCCCACTCCCCACTGTCTTTAACCCCTGGTTTGCAGTGTGATAAACGGGCTAACCGTGTTGTTTCCCTGGGCGGGCGTCAACGGGGAGGCCCACAGCGGCTGGCCATCCACCTTCATCACG